GTGCGGGGGACGGTGGATCGCGTGACCCGCCACCCCAAGATCCGCCGCCCCGGCGCTGGCGACTACCAGACCTGGATCAGCTCCTGGAAGCTCGCCATGCAAGCCGAGGGGCTCAGCGACCGCACCATCACCCTGTACGTCGACGTCGCCGAGTTCTTCGGCGGCTGGCTCTGCCACACCCATCCCAGGCTGGGCGACTGGGACGAGGTCGGCCGGGACCACCTGCGCGGCTTCTTCGCCTGGCTGCGCGCCGGCGGCTCCCCCTGTCCGCACGCGCTCCGGACCGGTCAGTCCGCCCCCGCGACGTGCGGCGGCTACGGCAAGGGCTACATCAACAACGTGGGGAGGTCGTTGCAGCAGTTCTTCGGCTGGTACGCCGAGGAAGAGGACGTCCCCAACCCGTTCGAGAAGGTGGTCGTGCCGGCAGCCCCGAAGGCCGATGAGGCACCGCCCCAGGTTCTCAGCGTCGAACAGCTCCAGGCGCTCATCCGGGATGCCGAGAAGGGGCGTGACTTCGAGAGCCGCCGTGACGCCGCGATCCTCCGCCTCTTCGCGTGCACCGGGTGTCGGCTCGCCGAGCTGGCGCTGCTGCGCGTCGAGGACGTCGACGCGCACGGCCGCCAGGCGGTCGTCACCGGCAAGGGCAACCGCACGCGGATCGTGCCGTTCGACCAGCGAGCTGCTCTCGCCGTCGACCGGTACCTCCGGATTCGGACCAAGCATCCGGCAAAGGATCTCCCAGAGCTGTGGCTTGGGGTACGACGTCGGCAGGCGATGACGCCGAACGGCATCTACCAGGCGCTGGTCAGGCGAGGCACGAAGGTCGGAGTGCCGGTGTACCCGCATCTCTTCCGGCACACCTTCGCCCACAGGTGGCTGGACGCCGGCGGCGCCGAGGGCGACCTGATGGCCCTGGCCGGCTGGGACAGCGCCCAGATGCTGCGGCACTACGGACGTTCGGCCAGGTCAGCCCGTGCCCGACGTGCCTACGACCGCATCGACGTTATGGGTGGAATTTGAGCCATCGAAGGCCACCGCTGCGCCTTGACCAGTGATTTTAAGCTGACAGTGAAGATCTTGTTACCGTAAGGTCCCTAGTTGCGTCATCTGACAATCGCCGGTGGTCAATCATGGGAATCCCATGGGTACCGTCGCTTGGTCCTGACCTTGAACGGGGAGGTCACCCCACATGCGCACAGTCGCGCTCAACCTCACAGCCGCCGCTATGTTCGTCACGCCGTCCCCGGCCGGAGACACCGTCATCGGGGATCTGCTTGACACGATCACCGGGGGGAAGCCGACCGCGACTCCCTCCACCGTCCCGACTATCCCCTCTGAGCCCCAGCCCGGCGCGAGCGAAGCTGCGCCCGCACCCACCCCCGCGCCGGCGACACCCAACATCCGTCCCAGTCAGATCGTTCCCATGCCACCGTCGGGAGCGCCGAGCCGCCGCACTTCGGAGACTCGGACCCAGCCGCCCCGCCGGACGCCGGCTCCCCTTCCGGCAGCCGATCCCCAACCGGCCGCAGAGCCTGCACCACCAGCTCCCCGCGGCGTACCACTTCCCATCGTCACCATCATTGCCATCGTCTGCGTCGCGCTCGGTGTCATCCTCGCCGCCCTTGTGGTGAAGATGCGCACCGCGCGCAAGCGGGCGTGCGACAAGGCATTTCTGGCTGGAGTTGCCGCCGGTCGGAGAGACCCCGGGCCTGGGGGCCGAGGCCACCTCAAGGCCGTGCGGTGACCGCCAAGGTCACCGCGTAGCGCTTCCGGTAGGAGGAGGGTGGGGCCTGAAAAAATCTCATCGAGAGCCCCCCCCCCCCCGGCCCAAAGTCACTTTCCGAACGCGCAGCGTGATAACGGTCCGGGCTGCGCTATTGCTCGTCGACGCGCTGGCTTGGCCGATACTGCCGGATCCACTTCTCGACGTCGGCGCGGTTCCAGATCCGCATCCGGCCACCGGCCACCGTGTCCACCGGTGCAGGGAAAGTCGATCGGTTCGTGATCTCCGTGGCCCGGGTGCGCGACACCCCGCCGAGCATCTCGGCGACATCCGACAAGGCAACCAGGCGCACACCATGACGGTATGCAGGTGAAACCTGGCAAGGGTTCAGGTTCCACCCTTGCCACCTGCATGCTTGACGGTGGCAGGCTTGCAAGGGAGTCTGGCAGGGTCACCCCCTGACTCCGGAAGGTCGCCAATGGTCGACGAACACGGACCTATCCCAGACGGGCAGACCGTCCCCCACCGGCCCCGACCGGTGCAGCCGCCGGTGTCCCGCCGGCAATACGTGACCGCCGCCCTCTGCGCCCTCGTCGTCCTGGTCGCGATTGCCATCGGGGTGCTGCGGTGAGCTCCGGCACCGACGAGGACCTGGCCCCGCCGCTCGCCGACGCGGAGGCGGACCGGCTCCGGCAGGTGCTGGCCGAGCACCGGCAGGTCGACGGCCGGTGCCCGGAGTGCGGCACCCGTCGGCGCTGCTGGGTGGCGGCGTGGACGCGGGCCGCCCTGGTGACCGCCGGCCGACGCGCCTGACCACCCCTACCCCTGGAGGAACGTTGACCATCACCCAGCAGTGCGGCACCCGCGCGGTGACGCTGGCCAGCGCGACGCGCATCGGCGGCCGGACCGCCAACGCAGACGCCGTGCAGCTCGCCGCCACGCCTCTCGGCGTCGGGGCTGCCGTCATCGACGGCATCGGCTCCAGCCCGGACGTCTGCGCCGCTGCCCGGCGGGCCGCCGACACCGCCGCGATCGTCGCCTCCCACCGTGGTGCCCAGGCCGGGATCATGGCCGCCGCCGACACCTACCCCGACCACCGGGGCGCACCCAACGCCGTCGCCGCGGTCGTCTCGATCGAACCGGGCGGACGCATCGAGATCGCCCACGTCGGCGACTGCGCCGTGTGGACCTGGTCGACGTCGGCCGGGCTTCGACGCTGGACGGTGGACCAGACCGCCGGGCAGCACGTCGCACACATGATGCGCAACCCCGGCCTCACCGCGATGGACCGGGCCGCCCTCGCCGACCACGGCGACAAGGTTGTCTCCGCGCTCGACGACTACGTCCTCAACGGCCTGGTCTACGCGACCATCAGCACGATCTCGTGGACCCCGCTGCGAGGAGAGGCCGCCGACGTCGACCTGATCGTTTTGACCAGCGACGGCGTGCACAAGCCGCTGTCCGACGAGCATCTCGGCGAGTTGGTCGAGCGCCACGCCGGTGACGCCCAGGCGCTCGCCGACGCGCTGGTGGACGCCGGCGCGGGTTCGCCGCGCGTCGACCCGGACGAGGCTCCCGACAACGCCACGGCCGCCGTGATCACCCTGGCCCGGTCTGCGGCCTGATCCCGGACACACCACCGCCCCCGCGCCGTGTCGGCCGGGGGCGGTGCCGCGTCTGGGCTACAGGTCGATGACGTACTCCAACTCGACCCGGTCACCCGGCAGAACGATCTCGACGGCGGCCTCCACCGGCCGGTCTCCGGCCAGGCTGATCCGGGTGATCGTCATGACCGGCACCCGGTCGCCGATGGCCAGAATCCGCGCCTCCCTCTCCGTCGGCATCCGGGTCCGCGGTCGCTCAATGATCCGGGTGAGCCTTATGCCCAGCGTGGCAAGCTGCGCGGTGTTGCCCCCGGCCCAGGGTTCGTTGGCCGGGTCCGCGACGGGCGTGCCTGCCACCATGTCCAGCAGCAAGTACGACACGGAGATCTGCTGCGCGACCCCGTGTGACCTGAAGACGAAGTGCCGGCGCAGCAGCATCGTGCCGACGTCGACCTGGAGCAGCTCGGCGAGCTGCTCGTCAGCAGGCACCTCGCGGAAGTCCTTGTCCATGCTGAAGGCGGCCCAGCCGATCCGCTGATCGGCGGTGAAGCTCGTCGCCTGCTCGGACGGGTTCCCGTCGCGCTGCTCCACCTCCACCCGGTACCGCTCCGGACCGAGCCGACGTACAGGCCACTGAGGGCGCACGTGCGAGCCGCGTCGACGAGCAGTCGAGATCAGCCCATCGGCGCGCAGCAGGGCGATGGCCTCACGAACTGTCCCTCGGGATACGCCCCACTCCTCCATCATCTCCGGCTCGGTGGGCAGCGGCGCGCCGGGCGGCAACACGCCCGCCTCGATCCGGGCGCGCAGCTCATCGGCGATCTGCCGGTAGCGCGGCTGCCTGGTGGGTGGGGACATGGCGATCACCGTACCGCCCATCATCTGCATCTTCTGTTCGGACGTGTGCGATGAACATATCAGCGTTTCATCTAGACGAATAGTCATGATGTATGTAGCCTGACCGCCATGCAGATCCCCGACCCGATCCAGCAGGCGGTCACCACCGCCGCCGACCTCGCTGCGGCGTACGCCTCGCTCGTAGCCGCAGGGGCCGGAGCGGTCGGCGCCCTGGTCGCCATCTACGCCTTCCGCAAGTTCGCCAAGAACCGCGAGCACGACGACATGGCCGCCGACCTCGGCGTGCTCCTCTTCGCCGTGGTCACCACCGAAGGCATGTGGGAGGTCGTCCACAACAAGCTCGGCGTCAACGTCGGGCTGACGATCGCGATGTTCGCCGCCTTCGACGTGGTCATCTACGCCCAGGGCAGGCTGGCGATCCGCAAGCTGAAGCGGAACCCGAACGCACGAGTCGGCACCTACCTGGCCATCATCTGGGCGCTGTCGCTCGCCGCCTCCATCACCGTCTCCACGGCCGGCGGGAACACCACCACCCAGCTCTTCCGGTTCTTCTCCCCGCTGGTCGCCGCCGCGCTGTGGACGCAGAAGGTCATGGAGCTGCGCTCCGGCGACGGTGAGCGCCAAGAGTCCAACTGGATCTGGACGCCGACCCGGCTCATGATCCGGTGGGGCTGGATGAAGCCCGGCGCGGCCGACGACCTCACCGACGTGTTCCGGCAGCGGGCCATCCAGCGCATCGTCGACAACGCCGTGCTGGTCTTCGCTGCCGAGCGCGCCAAGCGCGCCGGCAAGCCGCTGGAGGGCCGGGCCGCCTCCCGCGCGGAGAAGGCCGCCGCCGCGCTCGACGAGCTGGCGAAGACGGCTGACGAGCAGACCATCGAGGCCGCCCGGAAGCAGATCGCGCTGACGCTCGGCGTCCGGCAGCGGCTCTTCGCCGGCCTCGGCCCGGACGGCGGGCCGGTGCGTGACCTTGACGAAGGCGACCGCCTGGTGCTCGAGCAGCTCCGGCACGGCGTCCGGACCATCACCGCCGGCCTGGGCGCAGACCACCGGACCATCCGCGACATGGACCAGGCCCCGGACCAGTCCGACCGGTACCGGGTGGTCCACGGAGTCCGGATGCCGGTGCACATTGCGGACCGGGTTCCGGACCAGATCCCGCCGGAGTGGGTGGACCGGTTCCGGACCAAGCCGGTGGACCAGACCCCTGGACCAGACCGGACCAGCCGGGTGGACCAGGCCGGCCCCGCCGAGGTGGACCAGCCGGCGGACCAGACCGAGCACCGCGACTTGGTCCACGCAGGGACCAACCGGGTGGACCAGCCCACGACCAGCCGGTCCATGCCCGCCACCCGCACCAGCCAGCGGCAGCAGGCCACCGTCCGCGTGGACCAGGTCCGCCCGGTCAGCCCCGCCCCGACCGGCGAGGTGCCGCCCCGGATCCACGGCATGGTCCAGGCCCTCCGGACCACCTACCCGACCGGTCCGATCCCGGGCCGCCGGACCGTCATGGACCGGATGGGCTGGACCAGCGTGGGTGACGCCCAGACCGCCATCAACCTGGTCCGCGCCGAGCGGGCCAAGGCCGACCAAACCGAGGAGGAAGCATGACGAAGCTTGCCGAGCTGGAGCGCCGGCTCATCACCACCACCGACCCCGACGAGCACTCCCGCGTGCGCCAGCAGATCCGTGAGGCCGGCCTGGTCCACATCGCGGACGCTCTCGACCGCATCGCCACCAAAAACTCGACCCGATGACGCCCCGGGGCGCGGACCTCCTCCACAGACGACCGCGCCCCGGGCCCACCCACCTCGCACAGAGAGGCAGGACCCACATCATGACCGACCACAGCGGCACCGGCATCGACTTCCTGGTCGACGAGCCGGACGACGACCAGGCCGACATCGGCCAGCGCGCCCTCACCTACGCCGCCTTCATCGCCGCCGGCGGGGTCGTGGCCGGCGTCATCACCGCCATCCGCGGCATCCTCGCCGCCGACACCTACCTGCTCTGGGCCGGCCTCGGCCTGGTGGTGGTGCTCGGCCTCGCCCTGTTCCCGCTCACCAGCCGACTGGAGGACGCCTGAGATGGCCGTCACCACCGCCCTGCTGCTCATGGCCATCACCGCCCTCACCGCGGTCATCGCCCACCTGAAGAGGAAGAAGGCCGCCGCGATCGGCCTGATCGTGCTGCTCGGCGTCCTCCTCGGCAACGCCCCGGGCACGGTCGGGGACTGGTCGGAGACCGCCGCGCACTGGCTGTACGACCTGCCCGAGGTCATCACCGAGGCGATCAACTGATGCGCCCCGTCGAGGTGCTGCTGCTGGCCGGGGCTGGAGGGGTCTTCGTGCTCCAGTCCCCGGCCGGTCGGGGACTGGCCGTGCAGCTCGTCACCCGGGGCGGTCGGGCGGCCGGACCGGCGGCGGTCCGGATCGGCCGGGCCGCACGCGGCCGGTACGAGGCCACGCTGACCCGGGTCGCCCCGCCCCGCCCGATCGGCTGCCTGGCGCCGGGCTGCACGTGGACGCAGGAGACGCCGTCGTCGGCCGAGCTGCTCGACCACATGCGCACCGCACACGCCCCCGCACCGACCGCCGAGCCGGCCCGGACCCCGGGCGGGCCGGTGCCCGTCGCCGAGCCGGAGCCGCGGCGGCTGCGGGCCGCCGACGACCGGCCCGCCGAGCGCATCACCCAGCTCGCCCCCGGGGTGCACGTCGGCCACCAGATCGAACGCCTAATCGACAAGATTGGATCGCACATGGAGCAGTTCAGGGCCATCACCAGGGCGCTCAACGCCGCCGGTGAGCCGGAAAACCTCCCCGAGAAGCTCCTCCCGCTGCTGGAGGCTCTCCGCGGTGTCCAGGCCACCCTGGTCGGGGTGTCCAGCCTCATCACCGACATCGCCGAGCAGGCCGACGTTGAGATGAACGTCGACCTGCGCGCCGTCGGTCTGCTGTACGGAGTAGCCGGCGACGTGGCCGCCGAGACGGTGCAGGTCGGTGCGGCGATGCAGAAGATCCGCGACTTCTATCCGGAGGAGATCGCGGTCGAGGAGAAGCACGAGGCGGGCAGCAACGTGCGCCCGCTCGCCCCGAAGGTCACCGCCGCCGCCTAAACCGAGGCCGGGCAGCGCCACCACGGCGCTGCCCGGCCCCCACGTCGAGAGGAGGCCCCCGGTGGGCCGTCGCTACATCTCGCACCACTCCGGCCCCGTCGCCGAGCCGGCCGCCGACACGCGCCGCGCCGAGCAGGGCCCGCCGCCCCCGTCCCGGATGCGGCGGTGGCTGCGCCGCCACCGGTGGCAGCTCGTCCCTGTCCACGTCGCCACCGGCACCTACGCGGTCGCGGCCGTCGCCGACGTCGCCCCGACCCTCGGGTACGGCCTGCTGGCCGCCGCCGGCGGGACGGGCCTGCTCCTCGCGCAGCGGCTCACCCCGGCCGAGCGGCTCTACGCCCAGCTCGTGACCGCCGGAGCGGCCGGGTGGGTGCTGATCGCCGACGCGGTCGGCCCCTGGTCGTGGGGCACCGCCGCACTGTGGCTTGCCGCGTCCGGTGCCGCCGGACGGCCCTGGTGGACCTCCCACCGCGTCCGGGGCCGCATCCGCGTTGACGAGCTGGTCGAGGCGTGGCCGGACTGGTCGGCCCGCGCGCAGCTCGGCGGCGCGCGACTCGTGTCCGCCCAGGCCGGCCGGGTCTACGACCGGCTCCGCATCGAGCTGCTGCGCGGCCAGCAGAACGCCCGCCACGTCGTCGACCGCCTTGAGGGGCTCGCCAGCGTGCGCGGTATCCCGACGTGGCGGTTACGCGTCGACCAGCAGGTCACCGCCACCGACCCAGGCCTGGTCGAGCTGCTCGTGACCCACACCGACCCGTGGCGCGACGACCACGGCCAGGCGGTTGACCTGCCGCACCCGGCCACCACCGACCCGGCCGCGTGGTGCCGGCCGGGCAGCATCCGTGACCCGCTGCCGTACGGCGTCGAGGCGGGCGCGGCCACCGCCACGGTCCGGCTCCGCAACGACCAGGGCGGACGCCTGGTGGTCATCGCCTCGAAGAAGGGCGGCGGCAAGACGGTGCTGCTCCACAACCTCCTCGCCGAGCTCTGTCGGGCTGAGGACGTCGACATCGCGCTGATCGACTGCAAGGAGGGCGGGAAGGCGAGCCGGCCGTGGGCGCCGCGGCTGATCCGCCGGGCCACCACCCCCGCCGAGGCGCTCGACCTGCTCGCATGGGCGGAGGCCGAGCAGGGCCGGCGTGGGGCCGAGTCCCCCGACCCGGTGCTCAAGCCCACCCGCACCCGCCGGGCCCTGGTCGTGGTCGTCGACGAGTACGGCGCCCTGGTCCTCTCCGACGACCGGGTTGGCGAACGCGTGGAGCGGCTGGCCCGGACCATCCGGTCGGCGTCCGGCGGGCTGGTCATCGCCGACCAGCGGGTGGACCGGATCACCTGGTCCGGGGCTTTGCGCGGGCAGATCGACGAGGTCATCGTGGGCCGGATGGAGAACCGGCGCGACGCCAAGGCGATCCTGCCCTCGTTGGAGGGTGTGGACGTCACCGAGTTCGACCTGCCGGGGCAGATGGTCCAGCAGGCGGGCAAGCGGGGGCGGCAGATCGAGTCGCGGACCTGGTATCTGGAGGACCCGGCCGAGATCGCGGCGATCGTGGAGGCGTGCCGGGACCGGTGGCCCGCCGAGCCGGCCGGCCCGGTTCCGGTCAACGCCTCAAGATCAACTTTGGAGGACACGATGGAGCTACCTCGCGGTGCCGGGGCGGACGAGGTGCGGGCGCAGATCCGCCAGCAGCTCGACGCCATCGCCGCTCAAGATCACCTGACCGGGGTGCCGGACCTCACCGCCGAGCAGATGCGCCAGCGCGCCCAGACCGCCGGCCAGCCCTCCCCGACCCCCGAGGAGCGCACCCTCGACGACCGGATCCTGGCCGCGATCCGCACCGCTCCCCCGGGAGGAGTGGCCATGGGTGACCTGGAGACCGCGCTCGGAGAGCCGCGTTCGACGATCCAGGTCAGGTGCGCGGCACTGCGACGGCAGGGGAGGGTCTACACCGCCCCTGCACGCGGACGGCATGCCCGCTGGCACCTCACGCAGAGTGGCCAGCCCGCGATGGCCAACGCCTAATGCCTAATGCCTAACGGCAGCCCGGAACGGGGAGGCGCGTGCGCGCCCGCGCGCGAGTCATTGGGCGTTAGGCATTACGCAGCGCAACGAGAAGCGTCCCGCCACCGGGAAGGTGGCGGGACGCTCTGCGTTCGGGGTCGGCGGGGAAAGCCTGTTCCTACCGCTGCTCAGCGGCCTTCGGGGGTCGACCGCGGCCGCCGCCCACGCCGGTGCGCTTGCGGTGTGCGGTGATTCGGCGGCGCACTTCGTGGACGGACACGCCGGCCTCGGCGGCGACCTGGTCCTCGGGGCCGGTGGCGGCCGCGCGGGCGATGGCGGCGTCCATCTCGGCGGCGAGGGCGGTCTTGATCTCGGCGGCGAGGTCGCGGAGGGCCCGGTAGCGGGGGATGTCGTCGAGCTGGCCGGTGGCGCGGAGGCGGTTGGCGAGGTCGTCGAGTTCGTCCATGCGGAAATTCTACACACCCTATTGCGAAGAATTCTAGAGTGCTCTAGAATTTAGACACAGGGCAAGAGCGAACGAGGGAGACCGCGATGACCCGCCAGACACGCACCACCGCCGAGCGGATCCGCACCGGACGCGCCGTGATCCTCCTCCCCGCCACCCCCACCCGCCCCGCCCGGTACATCGACGGCCCGGCCGCCGCCCGCCACCACCTCCTCACCGAGCGGGCCGCCGCCCGGCCGGCCCCCGCACGGTCCGCACCACCCGGGACGGCCGGCGGGTGGCGATGCGCCGGACGGGCCGCCTGGCCTGACCCCGCCCGGGGGCCGGGCAACCGGCCCCGACGCCACTCCCGGACAGCGCTTTCCTCTCGCCCTCACGCCGCGGTGATCCGGACACGACGAAGAGCCCCCGCCGGCCGTAGCCGAGCGGGGGCTCTTCGTCGTGTGAGTCAGCGCGTGCGGGTGTTCCCCGCCGGCGCGGCGGCGAGCCACGGCACGTAGGTGGACAGCCACTCGTCAACGGCCGGGAGTGCCAGCACGCGGGTGACTGCGGCGGCGACACCGACGACCTGGGCGACGGCCGGAACGGTGTCGACGCCGGCGGTGACCGCCACGGTGGGCAGCAGGGACAGCGCGCCGACCGTGGCGGCTACCACGGTCCGGGCAGTAGCCCGCCACGGATGGCGGGTCTGGGTGGGCTCTTCCATCGGGTTCTCCGATCAGGTGACGGGGGAGGTGACGGTGGTGGCGTGGGCGAGCTGCACCTTGAGGTCAGCGACCTGGCGCTGTAGCTCCTGGATGGTGGCGTCGCGGGCGGCCAGGTCGATGCGGAGCCGGTCCCTCTCTTCGCGGACGCTGGCCAGCTCGGCGACGCGCGACTCCAGTTCCAGCACCCGGCTGCGGAGCCGCTCTTCCTCGGCGGAGGTGATGCGCAGCGACTCGCGGGTGGTTTCCAGGTCGGCCTTGACGCGGGCCAACTCGTTCCGCAAGTCCTCGGTGAGCTGCTGGTAGATGTCCTGCCTTACGAGAGCGGTCTGTACCTTGAGCTGCTCGGCCTGGGCTTCGGTCTGCTTGATCTGCGCGGCGCGTAGTCGGCGGCCGAGGATGTGCGCGACGACGGTTCCTGTGACACCAGCGCCGACCGCGCCAGCCGCAGTGACCACCGCGATCAACACGCCGGTGTCCACAGGGCCTACTTCGTAGCGGGAGCGGGAGCGACCTGGGCGAGCATCCGGCCCAGCTCGGCCGCCAGGGCCTCGCCGATCTCGCCGGCGGTGACCTCCGGACCCAGCTCGGCGGCGACGGCCTGGGCGAGGGTCGGGGCGATCTGCTGGAGGTAGGCGAGCATCTCGCGTCGGGTCTGCTCACCCTGGGCGCGGATCTCGGCCACGATCTGCTCGGTGTCGTCGCCGCGGACCGCTGCCAGGATGGCGTTCAGGGCGTTGAGGGTCGACATGCCGGCGGGGATGCCGCCGCCGGTGTACTGCCAGGGGATCGCGCGCATGAGCTTCGCCACCGTGGGGTCCTGGAGGATCTTGACGAACTGTTGAGGGGTCATCTCCACGTCCTTCATAAGTGCTGCCAGCCCGAACGGGCGGCCGTCTTCGTCACCGTCCGGGTGTCCGGACAGGTGCGCGTGCTCGTTGTGCGGATTGCGGCCGGTGTAGGTCCGGGCCTCCCACCCGGACGACGCCGACCAGATCACCCCGCGATAGATGATGTAGATCAGCCGGCGTTCCAGACCGGCCCGGCACCGGCCGACCAGGTACGCGACCAGCATCTGCATCGTCAGGCCGGGCACGCGCAGGTCGGCGTCGATGTCAAACGCTCTGACCTCGTTCTTGTTGTCGGCATCCCGGCGCTCGGCGTTGCCCGTCTCGTCGGGGTTGTGCCCCGACGGCGAGCCCTGGTGCGCCTGGTCGCCGATCGTGCCGTCGCTGGTCTTGTCCCGGGTCGGCGCGATCTCCTCCAGCTCCCGCCGTAGCTGGACGATCCACGCCACCAGCACCCACGCCGCAGCCATCAGGCAGCGCCCTGCTGGTGGGCGGCGGGGTCGGCGAGGGCCGCCCACTCGCCGAGAACGTCGCGCTCGTCGACGGCCTCCCCGCTGACGTCGTCGGGGTCCTCGTCGACGCCGGGGGTGATCACGATGTGCGGCTGGTCGGGGTCGGTCATGGTGCCTCCGTGGTGTCGGGTATCGGTCAGGGGTGGAGCGGGTCACCTGGTCGGTGTGCGCGGGTGGGGCACACTGGCCGTCGTGAATGGACTGAAGAAGCAGATGGCGGTGGGGTTCGTCGCGCTCGCTGCGGCCGGGGTGATCGGTGGGGTGACGGCGGTGTCGCTGGTCGGTGGCAGCGACCAGCCAGCCCAGGAGGTCCGCACCGTGTCGGATGAGGGCAGCGCCGCGCCGACCACTGCGGTGGCCAGCCCCGCCGTCACGCCGGCGGCGAGCAGCGCGCCGGCGCCGGCTCCGGCACCGACGACCGGGCCGGCGGCGACGTCGCCGGGTGTGTCGACTCGGTCCGGGCAGGGCGGCGAGACGGATCCGGAGCCGACGACCGCGCCGCCCACGGCGGTCGAGCCGACGCCTGCGGCACCGCAGGAGACGCCGCCCCGGGCGACGACGGCTGCGCCTCCGCCGATGGAGTGCCTGCCGCAGGAGATCGGGATCAACCCGCGCTGCCCGTCGACGCCGGCGGGTTAGGACTGTTGGGTCCAGGCGGCGGTGACCATCGCGCGGACCGCTCCCGTGCCGGCGGTACGGCGTCCGTCGACGCTCATGCCGAGGATCTCGCCGAAGTCGCCGGCCGGGAGCGGCAGCGGGCCGATGTCGGTGAAGCCGACGGTGAAGCCGACGGGGATGGTGGGGCCGAGCTGGGTGTCGTTGCACATCAGCCGGACCTCGCCGGTGGTGCCGGACGCGTCGGTGGTGTGCCGTAGCCGGACGAACAGTTTCGGCTGCTGGCGGGGGACGGCGGTTTCGAGGAGTGCTTCGAAGCTGCTGCCGGTGGTGCCGGGCCAGCGGCTGTAGTCGGATCCGGCCCAGGTGACGGGCAGCCACGGGCGGGCGATGCCCTGCCCGGAATCCTCGTCGGTGGACAGGACGATGTTGCCTTGCCGGTCCCAGACGGCCCAGATGCCGTCGAAGAGGCTCATGGCCACGCCGCTGCCCTCGGCGGTGGACCGGTAGGCGACCAGGCCCGGTTTGGTGCCGCTGTCGCCGAACGGGACTCGGCCGAGCCGGATCATGACGTGGCCGTCGGGTGCCTCGACGACGACCTCTCCGCCCTTGACGGTGATGCCGCCGGCGCCGATGCTCGCGGACTCGAGTCGGCGGCCGGCGAGCAGCTCGCGTACCTGCCGTTCCAGGTCGGTGATCCGGCGGACCAGCCAGTCCTGGCCCGGGGGGATCTGGTCGGATGGGATCACTGGGTGAGGTCCTCTCCGGGGTTGAGCAGGATCGGGGAAACCGTGCCGGCGGTCGCGTCCAGTTCCCACCCGACGGCGCGGGCGACGCCGACCAGGCCGGTCGGGTGCCGGTGGCCGTTGAGCTCGTATCCGATGTCGTCGCCCACGTTCCAGTCGGTGCCGAGCAGCGGGTAGGTGTCGGCGCGGGCGGTGATGGTGACGGTGCGGGCTCCTCGGGACATCAGCAGCAGTGCCTGCCGGGCGTGCTCGTCGAGCGTCGAGATGTCGCTGATCGAACTTGAGGGGCTGTAGCGGTGCTCCCAGCGGGGCCAGCCGGCGGCGAAGAGATCCTCGTCGCGGGCCGGTGTCGACTGCGGGCGGGCGTCGCCCTCACCGGAGGACGTGGCGACGATGTGGTTGGCGCCCTTGCCGGAGGTGTAGTCCTCGCCGTACGTGTAGGCGGCCTCGGCCGAGCCGGCCGACGCCAGCACCGCGTTGGCGGTGCCGGTGGTGTAGATGGCGTTCGGCTCGGACGAGGCGTAGCCGATGCGCTTGCGGACCTGCACGATCGCGACCACGGCCGTCCGGCTGGCGTCGGCCCAGTCCAGCCGGATCGTCCACTCGGGGCCGTCGATGACGCCCATCAGTTCCCGCAGCGCGCTGTAGACGGTCTTGTCGTCCTGGTCGAGGTAGGTGCGGTCCCGCAGGGTGCCCGTGCCGGGCGCGTCCACGATCAGGTTGATGCCCTCGATGTTCGCGTCGTCGACCAGGATCGCGGCGATGAGCGCCTCGTCGACCTGGACGAACTCGTGGTCGCGGACGTAGCGGCGGTCCAGGTATCCCTCAAGGGAGACGCAGGCCAGCTCGACCGTGGCGGCGGTGCCGCCACGGCGGGTCAGGACGATGCCCGCCCAGACCGGGGTGTCACCCAGGACCGCGACGATCATTGACCGGCCGGGTTCGGTCGCGCCGAGCCAGTCGCGGGGTGGGGCACCGTGCCCGGCCAGCGGAATCGGTAGTGCGAAGCTGGCCGAGGTGTAGGCGCCCAGGACGCTGGCGATGGTGCCGGAGGGACGCAGGTCAGGCAGTTCCTCGACGATGCGGCCGGTCACCAGGTCGCAGCCGAGCCAGGACAGGATCACGTCAGCTCCTAGTCCTAGAAGTAGGTGGTGACGAGGACGACACCCTGCCCGCCGGTGCCGCCGGCGGCGGCCGCGCCGGTGCCGGCGACGACCGCTCCGCCGCCGCCACCGCCGTAGCGGTTACCCGCAGTGCCCGACGCCGAGGACGGCTGGTTGACGGTGCGGGAGCCGCGGCCACCGCCGCCGAGGTGCGACGCGCCCCCGGCACCGCCGTAGCCGAGAGCCACCTCTCCCCAGCCGCCTTCCCCAGCGCCGCCGCAGAAGACGGTGCCCGTGCCGGTGGTCGCGCCCGCGCCGCCCTCGATCGCGAACGAGGATGCCGAGGTGGGGCGAACGGGGCCGCCGGATCCGCCGTCGGCGGTGACGTAGGTGCCGAAGCTGGACGTGCCACCGGTGCCACCAGCTGCGCCAGCACCACCAGCACCCCCCGCGCCGACGGTCACGGTCACCGAGGCGGGCAGCGTGGACGCGTCGATCATGTCCTCGGCGTACGCGCCACCACCACCGCCGCCGCCCACCGACGCCGCGCCGGCCACGTTCGTGGTCGCGCCGCCGCCGGCACCGCCGCCGCCCTGGCAGCGCACCCACACGCTGCGCGCGCCGAACGGCTTGGACCAGGTCCCGCCGCCGCTCGGCGGCGCTCCCACGCTGGAAAACACCTGGGTCTGCGCGGCGATCGTGCGCCATCCGACGCTGTCGTAGACCTCGACTCGCCGCAGGTCCATCCGCCACACGTGCAGCCCGCCGTACCCGGACAAGGCGTCACGTTCGGCCTGGTTCCGTACCGGCAGGATGCCTCCGCTACCGACGACGAACGGCCGCCGGTCGGTGACCGCCGCCGCGCCAGGGCTGGCCGGCACGTCGATTGTGGCCAGGCGGAACGATCCGGGCGGCACGGCCGGCTCCGCCGGCGACGCCGCGGCGACGCCGGTGAGGTACTCCGAGCGGGCCAGGCGCAGCCCGGAGGAGTCCTCGTCGTTGTCGTACACCCGCAGGATCACGATGTCCTTGCGGGGGTTGGTGGCGTCGGCGGCCGCGAGCGGGCCCGGCGTCTCGTCGGCGGGCAGCGCCACCCAGTAGGGCCCTTGGGGGGTGCTCAGGCCCGGGTCGACGCAGGCCACACCGGCCTTGACGGTGATGGTGGACCCGGCCAGGGACACCTGCAGTTGGGTGCCGCCGGGGCGGACACCGCCACGGGCGCCCATCGCCCGGCCGCCGTACATCAGCGCCAGGGCCATCGCCTGACGCAGCTCGGCGGCGGAGTACGCCGGCGCGCCGGCGGACGCGTTGATCCACAACGGGTCGGGCATGTCTCTCCTATCAGTGCCAGGTGTCGTGCCAGCGCACGGTGGCGGTCGCCGCCGCGTGGTACACGGACGCGTCGAAGGCGATCTCGTGGCTGCCGGGCGGCAGGACCGGCCAGCCGATGCCGGAAGTGGTGGTCACGCCACGCCGGGATGCGGTGCCGTTGAGGTAGACGGTCCGGGCGGCGGTGTCGATGTCGAGCCACTGCCCGGACGCGAGGGTCGTCCAGACCCGCACCACGGCGGTGCCGGCGTCGGTCAGCAGCGAGATCCGCGGCTCGACCACCGGCCCGTCGACGCGCGCCCGCAGCCCGGTGTCCTTCGTGCCCGCGTTGGTGACGGTCGCCCGGCCGGAGGTCACCGCCGCGGCGATCGTGAACGGCGCGGTGGCCGGCAGGGTGAGCCCACCGACGGTCGACGGCAGGCCCAGGGTCACCTCATGCTCGGTGCCGCTGTAGATCGTCGGGTCGAGCGCGACGAACGCGGCCTGGACGTAGGTGTGCCCGTCGAGGTGCCGGGACTCCGGGTCGACCATCCGGGGCCGGCCCCGCATCAGGTACTCGACGCCGCCGAGGACGAACCGCAGGTCGACGTCGCCGGCGGACGGGGCGAACGCGGCGAGCAGCTGCGACATCAGGGTGACGTACTCGGCCGGGCCGCGGGCGAGCAGGACCAGGCGCATGGCGATGGCCACCTGCTCGGCCCACTCCGCCCCGGACCACGACCCGGCCGACCAGGCCCGCGCACCACCCTGGTCGGCCCGGACGTCGCGTTTGAAGGGGTTGAAGTGGCTGCCCTTGACGAACCGGTACGGGGTGCCCGGCCCGATCACCAGGTCGCGCAGCTGCACCTGGCCCTCGCTGAGCGCCATCAATGTGCTCCGTGCATGGCGAGTTCCTCCTGGACCTGACGCAGCGAGAACCGATCGGTGAACGCCTTGACCTCGAGCTTTTCGACGTTGACACCACGGCCGCCACCGCCGGCCTCGCGTACGGCGGCGGTGATCATCGCGGCGAGCGTGGACAGCGGCGCGACGGCCTCGTCCTCGCCGCCCTCGGCGATGTTGGCGAGGATCCCGCCCGGCCGGGCCCGCGCCACACCGCCCTCGGCCAGGCGCGGGATGTCGGGGAACAGGTCGGGGATGGAGAAGCCCTTCCCACCGATCCCGGGCACCCAGTCGGGCACCTGGACCGACATGCCGAAGTCGAGCCGGTTCCAGGCGTCGATGATCATGTTGATGCCACCGCGTGCCGCCGAGACGGGACCGTCGAACAGCCCTCGCGCCTTCGCGGCGATCTTGCCTGGCAGGCCGTCGAAGAACGAGACGACGGAGGTGAACTTGCCGACGATCCAGTCTTTCGCGCTGGTCGCGCCGTCGCTGATCGACCGCCACATGGCGGCCGCCGAGGCCTTGATCTGGTCCCAGTGCTTGACGATGAACAGCACCGCGAGGCCGATCGGCCCGGTCAGGATCGCCAACAAGAGCGGCCAGTTCGCCGAGGCCCAGTCCCACACGAACTTGATCGCCGACCAGACCGCGTTGAACGCGGCGGTGACGATCGTGCGGAAGGTCTCGCTGTTGCGCCACAGCAGCACGATCCCGGCGACCAGGGCGACGATCGCGATCAGCACGAGCCCCAGCGGGTTCGCGCTCATGGCCGCGTTGAGCAGCCACTGGCCCGCTGCCCAGGCCTTGGTGGCGACGTTCGCGGCGACCGCGGCGACCCGCTGCGCCGTGGTGGCCACGACCGCCCGGCCCTTGGCGATGATCCCGCCGTTGGTGGCGGCGGTCTCGGCGACCTGCGCGCCGGCCGCCGCCCGGGTCACCGCCGTGTGCTGCACCAGCGCGGCGGTGTGCGCGTTCATCGACGCGCGCAGGCCCCAGTTGGCGGCGACTTCCGCGATCTTGATCGGGACCATCGCCACCGCGGCGAGGTTCGCGGCGGTCTGCGCGCCCTTGACCAGCACGAAACCGGCCGCCAGCCACGGCAGCAACGTGATCAGCGTGTCGAGGTGGTCAGCGAGGAACCCCACGACGGTCCCGCCGACCGCCAGGGTGTCCCGGAAGCTACCGCCCTCACCGGCGGCCTGCGACAGCGCCGGAGCGAGGGTCTCCGCGCCGGAGACCAGAGCGGGCAGGGACGCCACCACGCCCTCGACGACGTCGCGCACCGCCGAGAGGACGGTGGAGATCCGCTCCTGCCCCTCCGCCGAGTTGAGGAACGCCTTGAGCCGGGCGGTGCCGGCTTCCAGGCCGGAGAGCATGTCCCCGCCGGCCTCCGCGCCACCAGCGCGGAAGATCGCGGTGATGATGCCGCCGACGTTCCACGCGATGGCGCCCAGCTGCCGCAGCACCTCCAGGCCGCCGCGTAGCCACTGTTCGAGCTGCCCGGACTCGCGGGCGCGGGCGGTCCACGCCTCGAATCGTTCGGCCAGGGTGAGCGCGCCGCCGGCGAGGCCGGGCAGCACGGACGAGCCGACCACCCCGATGTGCCGCAGCGCGGACACGATCGGCGCGACCGCCCGCGCCAGCCGGTCCGACGTGGTCACCGTGTTGGCCAGGGTGACGTCGACGTCGCGGACGAACCCCTTGGACATGGCCAGCTTGGCGGACTGGCGGATCGCGGTGTTCCACGCCCCGGCGACGTCGCCGAGACGGTTGGTCATGACCGGCAGATACCGGTCGGACAGGCCACGCACGTCGCCGGCGACCCCGACCCAGAACCGCTGCTGCACGGACCGGGCCATCCGGTCCCACGCCGGGGTCAGCTCCCGGATGACCCGGACCACGGCCTGCGCCGACGGGGCGAGCTTCGCGTACGCCTCGGCCGCCTTGGACACGCCACCGCCACCGCCGACGGACTCACCGGCCTTGGCGATCTCCTTCTGCGCGGCGGCGGCTTCCCTCTTGGCCTCGACGACGGCGGCCTCCGCCTCGGCCTGGCGCTCCAGCGCGTCCTGGACCGCCTGGGAGCCCTCGACCCCGACCCGCGCCGACTCGGCCTGCTCGGCGGCGAGTTCCTCGTGTCGGGCCTTGGCCTCCTTCAGCGCGTAGTTGGCCTCCTTCAGCGCGAAGGCGGCCTCGTCGATCTCGGCCGCGTCGGGCTTGCTCTTGGCCTTCGCGGCCTCCAGCTCGGCCTCCGCCGCCTTGACGCGGCGGGCCGCGGCCTCCTCCGCCAGGGCGGCGCCCTCGACATCGAGAGCGTTCTGGGCGATCCGCTCGGCCTCCTCCTCCCGGACCGCGATCAGGTCCCGGGCCGCGCGGGTGGCGTCGCGCTGCGCCGCCACCACGCGCTTCTGCGCCGCCTCGTAGGCCCTGGTGGCGGCCTCGACCGCCCGCGCCCCGGCCTGGGCGGCCCCGCCGCCCCGGGCCGACTCCTGCGTGAGTGCGTCGCCGAGGTTGCGGGTCGCGAACGCCAGCACGCCGAGCCCGGCCGCCGCCGTAGCCGCGGCGGCGGGCAGACCGAGGATGGTGCCGATCGCCGGGATGATCGCCGACGTCAGCGCGATGGCCTGCGCGGCGACGTAGGCCATCCCACCGCCGAGCACGACCGCCCCGGACACCCGGAACAGTCCGTTGAGCAGCGGCCGCAGCCGCGACGTCTCCCGGTCCACACCGGAGGCGAACCGGCGGCCGGCGGCCTGCCCGGCCCGCGCCGCGATCGGCTCCAGCCGGTTGAGCACGCCTTCCAGCCGGGACACGGTCCGCTGCAGAGCGGAGACCATGCTCCGCTCCGCGTCCGGCCCGAACTGGCTGGTGTCCGGGCGGACCCGGACCAGGCCCTCCCCGATGGTGCGCGCCACGGACACCCCCTATGCAGTTGTGTGTGCTCTCCGGTCAGGCGCACGCGGCCGACAGCGCCGCGATCTGCGCGATCCGCTCCGCAGACGGGCCACCGGCCGCCGGGACGTCAACGGGGTCGCCGTCGTCGTCCTGGTCGACGGCGAGCGCGTCGCCGAGCGGGTCCTGCTCACCGGCGAGCGCGGCGAGCAGGTGCCGGCGGGCGGTCCACTCGTCGCACAGCCCGTACAGCAGCGGCAGCGCCTGCCGAGCGGTCAGCCGAAGTAGACGAACTCCCGGGGCGGCTCCGGCGCCGTCGGGATGCCCAGCGGGCCAGGGTCCGGTTCGGTACGCCGCTGCAGAAAGTCCTGGAACCCGTCCGAGGACATCGGCGCCGGCACCGAGGGCGAGTCGACCTTCGATCCAGGGCCAGGATTCGACGGCCCACCCACAGAGTGAGAGGGCCGTGACGTAGGGACCTCGGCGAGGTCCTCCGTGACCCCTTCCATGATGTCGCTGAGGACATCCGGGTCGACCGCGTTCTCCCGGCAGAACCGGCGGAACCGTTCGTACTCGTCCGCCCCCAACGCGCCCTGGAAGAAGTCCGCCAGGGCGGCGACGCCCGCCGGGTCGACGGTCTTCACGCCGCGCCGGTTCAGGCGCATCAGCTCACACAGGTCGAGCAGCTGCAGCTCGCCCAGCACCCGGAACGTCTCACCGTCGAGGGTGAAGCTGGGGAACACGTCGAGCAGCGCGTCGACCAGCTGCGTGCGGGCGGCCACGGCCGCCTCGTCGTCGCGGTCGACCGGCGTCACGTCGAGCTGCGCGAGCAGCTGGCGGGCCCGGCCGGTGTGCCCGTCGACCCAGGCAAGGATCTCGGCCAGCGTCCCGGCCGGCGGCGGGGTGGCGGCGGCCCGCTTGGCCGCGCTGGTGTAGGTGCGTGCCATCATGCCCTCGCCGGGGCCGCGAGGATCACCGCGAACGGCTTGATGTTCGGTGCCGGCTTGGTCAGAAGGAACTCGTTGGGGAGGTTGGCGGCCTCGCTGCCGCGCTTGCGGTCCAGCTCGACGTTGCCGGTCTGGAATGCCTCGCGGAAGATCCACCGCTCCGTGCCGTCGGTGGACTCGTAGCCGAGCATCCGGTGCACCTCCTCGCCCTCGTCCGGCGGCTCATAGAACACGATGTCCGTGCCGGTGGTGACGGTGCCGCCGTTGAACGCGGTGCGGAGGTTGACGGCGGTGAGCTGCATCAGCGCGAGCGCCACCTTGATCTTCCGGCTGTTGACCGCGACGTGGATCGGGTCGATCTCCTCGGCCACCTCGACGACGCCGGTGTCCAGCTCGTAGGTGATCTTCGTGCCGTCCTTGCTGTATCCCATCGTGTTCCACGCCGCATCCCACGGCGTGGTCAGGTCGGTGGGCTCCGGCGAGCCCAGCGGGGCCTCTCGCAGGATCCCAGCGCCCAGCATCAGCTGCCGCTTGTTCGGACTCACCATGACGTCTCGACTCTCCTCACAGGTGCACGTAGCGGTCCAGCGCCGGCCCCAGCGCCGGCCGCGCCGGATGGATGCTCGTGCCGAACTCGTGGAAGCTCATATAGAAATGATCTTGATCCCAGGACACGTCGGTGTACGGGCCGCGTCCGTCGCGGCCCGGCCACGGTTGGATCGACGCCGCGCCCCGGCCGGTGCGGCGTAGCGCGTGCGCGCGGGCGTCCATCGCCACGCCCTCGGCTACGTCGGTGACCAGGTCAGCAGTGGCCGGGGTGTCCCCGAACCGGGCGGCCTCGTGCCGGTCGACGTGGACGTCGACGACCTCGACCGACGAGGCCACTACTCGCCCGGCTCCGGCGGCCGCACGAGGTGCTCCCACCCGTTGCGGGCGACGTTGCCCACCGGCACCCGGTCGCCGGTCACGTGGGCCCGCGCGCCGCCGGGCACGTGCAGGGCGGCGGTGGCGATGACGTACCCGGCGGCGGGCAGCACCGCCGCGGTGGCGGCGTCCAGCTCGGCCCGCGCGTCGACGACCCGCCGCAGCGCCTGGTCCTGGTCGACGTCGACGGCCGCCGGGGTGTCGAGGACCGCCGGCCCGGCGTGCGGGTGCTCCAGCACGCACTGCGGGTGCGTGCAGCCCGGCTCGGTGGACACCGGCGCGGCCGCCGGCGGCTCGGTCGGGGTCGGCTGCTCGTCGACGGCCGGCTCCGCCGGCGGGGTGTGCTGCTCGTCGGTGGCCGGCTGCGGGCCGGTCGGCTTCGCGCGGGCCATCACGCACCAACCTTCCACGCGCCGAAGGACAGGCCGGTGTGCGTCGAGTAGGTCATCGACACCAGCCCGCCGGCGTCGCCGAACGTGTCGGCCGGCCAGGGCCCGCGCACGGCGTACCCGCCGGCCGGGACGCTGATGGTCAGGTCGGCGATGGCCTGCCCGCGCACGGTGCCGGGGGTGGTCACGGTGACGGTGATCGGCGCGCCGGACGTGTTCTCCAGGAACAGCCACACGTCGTGGCCGGCGGTGAACTTGTCGCCGGACGCGCTGGCGGCGTTCGGCGACAGATCGCTCGTCGACGCCGCCCGGGTGATGACACCCGTTCCTACGGTTGCCACAGAAGATCCTTCCGATCAGTCGAGGTAGTACTGACACGCCACCTGGTACGACAGGACGCTGACCGAGGCGTCGTCGTCGGTGGCGTAGTCGGCGGTGCCGCCGGCCATCTGCGAGTACGTGAAGCCGTCGGCCAGGTCCGGATCGGCGGCGAGCAGCTCTTCGACCGCCCCCGCGATCTCCTGCACCCGGGCGTCGGTCTCCTCGACCTGCGCGCCCGGGGTCCGCACCCGGATGTAGAGGCCGATCGTGGCGGCCTCCAGCCACAGCTCCCGGACGCCGTCGTGGCCGGCGGAGGTGCGGGTGAACCTCACCCCGCCGCCGTAGACCAGCTCCCGTTGGGCGGTGCTGCCGGGCCAGGCGTACGCCACCTGCACCCCGGCCAGCGGCAGACCCGGCCCGGCCTGCGCGGTCAGCCGGTCGAACAGCGCCCGCTTGCAGCGCAGCCCCTCGGGGTTCACCGGCGGCCGCCGTGAAAGATCGAGTGGTACTGCGGGTTGTAGTCCAGGGTCCGGCTCGCCGGCGCGGCCCGGCCACCCGGGCCGGTGCTGTCGGACACCCGCCGGGAGTACCGGGCGTACGCGGCGTCGACCTCCGGCAGACCGGTCCGGTACGCGTCCGGCAGGCTCAAGCGGTACGTGCCCAGGTCCTGGATGGTGAAGGACACCGCCCGGTCGGGAACCTGCCGCTTGTCGAAGTTCAGCCGGTCCCGCAGCCGGGTCAGCGCGGCCCGGACGAGATCGGCCGGCGGGGCGTCGGCACCGTACTCGTAGTCCAGGACCACGTTGCCGTCACCGGCGGTCCACACCGCCCCGTCAACCCGGCGCAGCGACCCGTCCGGGCGGACCGCCAGCGCTTGCAGCTGGGTGGGCGTCAGCGGCACCGGGTCCTGCCCGACCCGGGCCGCGATCGACGCCGCCCGCACGGCCCGGACCCCACGCATGTGCACCCCGGCCCGCCACTGGTCACCGCCGGAGGGCAGGACCAGGTCGGGGGTGCCGGTGCCGTCGAGCACCACCCGCCGGTACCGGGGCACCCACGCCTGATCGCAGATCCACTCGCACTCCTGCTCGACCTCGGTGCGCACGCGCACCAGGTCGCTGGTCGGGTACTTGACCGTGTCCCGCAGGGTCGCGTCCGAGTCCCGGGCCTGCCGCAGAGTGAACAGGAACCCGCCGACGATCTCGACCTGGTCGTGCTCGACGACCGTCGTCCCGCCGACGGTGGCCGTCCAGGTCACGTCGATGCTCTGCAGCAGCGACTGGCCAGGCATCTGGTAGGTGTACGCGCCGTTGTCGGGGGTGGCGGTGCCGGCGAACACCACACCGGTCGGTCCGGCACCCGAGACGCTCACCTCGCCGTCGACGGTGAGCGGCTCCTCGCCAGCGCCGAACACGTGGGTGAGCGGTGCGGCGGCGGTGCGGGCGACCCGGATGAGGCTCATCCGATCCGCACCGACCCCTCGACCGATCCGGACACGACCTCGACGTACACGCCGGTGCCGGCCCGGATGCCACCGCCGCCGTACCAGCCGGAGGCGGTGGCGTCGACGTCCAGGACGACGACATCGAGCAGCGTCCCGGAGGCCTCGGTGCCGTCCCAGATCCGGACCACCGCCGCGGTGGTGGCGCGCACCGCGTACCCCCGGTAGATCGCCGGTCCCGTGGCGATCTGCTGGTCGTCGCCGGTGAGCGCCACCGCGCTGGCGGAGACCATCAGCGGATCCGGTAGGTGACCTGGACCAGGCCGGCCGGGACGGCCAGGCCGGTGCCGGTGTGCGTGACGTGCGCGGTCAGCACGTCCCCGGCGGCCGCCTGCAGGTCCGTCGCCGTACCCGACAGGGTCAGCGTCTCCGGGGTGTTGGCCGTCCCGTTGCCGGCGCTGTACGCCCGGGTGGCCACCACCACCGTGCCCGCTCCGGCCTGCCGGTTGCGGACGGTCAGGGTGAAGAAGTTGCTGCCGTTGGCGGTGATGGCCGCGCCGGGCACCCACAGGACGCCGGTGATCTGCGCCCCGTACGGCAGCCGGATGATCGGCACCTCGACGGCCGTGCCGGCCACCGTGGGCGGGATCGGCGCGCTGACCGTCATGTCGCCGCGCAGCTCGCGGTACTCGATACCCACGTCGTTCTCCGTTCGTCTCGTCGGGGCGGGGTCAGGCGTTGGCGCCGCGGTAGAAACCGCGGTGGTCCAGCGGGGTGCCGGAGTAGGTGTGGCGGATCTTGTACGTGTACTTGTCCGCGTTGAACATCGTTCCGGTGGACGGGTCGGCCTGGGTGAACAGCTCCGGCTCCTGCCGGCCCTGGTAGAAGCCCATCTCGATCATCGGGACCATGTTCGGGTCGGCGGCCGCGATCCAGTCGTTGGCGTCGGTCCAGTGGTCCAGGACCTCGAAGTCCAGGCCCCGGTGCATGTTCGGGATCGTCGCGTCCGAGTTGGCGGTGACCGCCACCGCGCTGGTGGTCAGCTGGAAGGCGGCCTCCTCCAGCTCCGGCGGAACGATCAGCAGCTGCGGGACGATCGACAGGATGTTCGTCGTGTCCCCGTAGGCGGCCTGCTTGCGCATCCGCCGGCGGGCGGTCGACAGGCCGGTGGAGCCGAGCGCCAGCGGGTTGTCGGTGTTGCCGTGGTTGGTGTGGAACAGCGCGGTGGAGTCGTACGTGCAGACCACATTGGTCAGCAACAGGTCCCACACGAACCGGTACAGCGTGATGGCGGCGGCCAGGCCGAGCAGCCGGGGGATGTTGCGGATCGCGCCGATGTCGTCGTTGGCGATCATCTCCAGGGTGAGATCGTCGGTCCCACCCCGCTTGATCACCTTGTAGACGGCCTCCTCGTCCCCGGGGGACTGCAGCGGCTGGTACGGGGCACCCTCGTTCACCACGGGCAGGGTGCCGTACCCGCCGATCCGCACCCGCTTCTGGTCACGGAAGTCGGAGACCGGCACGATGTCGGAGACGACCCGTCGCCAGGACTGCAGGCCCGGCTGCCGGTACAGCCGGATCATCCGGCGGTGGACGCTGTCACCCAGGACCTGCGACCACGACCCCGACGTCATCGACTCGCTGCCCCGGACCGCGCTGTCGAAGCCGGCCCCGAAGCACTCCCGCAGAATCCGCCGGTTGACGTCCTCGCCCCAGGCCTGCGGACGGTAGCCGGTGATGTCGGCCCACGCCTCCTTGAGGGACCGGTAGCCCTCGGTGTAGTCGCCGTCCCAGAACTTGTCGAGCGCGGCGGCCCGCTTCTCGGCCGACTCCTTGGTGACCTGGGCGGGGCCCATGCTGGCCGTGCCGACCAGGCCGGCGCGCTCGACCATGGCGAGACCGGCCTTGATGGAGGTGATCTGCGCGTCGACGACGCTCTCGGTGATCTGGTCGGGCAGCGCCGTGGTGACGGACTCGACCACGGCGATCGGCAGGCCTGCGGCCTCGACCTTGTGCCGGATCATCATCTGCCCCAGGAAGCTGGTCTTCGGCTGGCCGGCTTCCAGGCTGCGCTGCACGCTCTCCATCGCCCCGCTCACCGGCGAGGCCGCGGCCGGCGTGCTGCCGCCGGTGTCGGTGGTGGTGCCGCCGGCACCGGTGCCGGCGGTGGTGTCGGCCGGACCGGCCCAGGTCAGGCCGACCTCGGCGAGCTGCTCGCTGCTGGCGCCCTTGAGGGCGGCCAGCACGGCGGCCGGGTCCAGTGGTGCGGTCACGTCGGACTCCCTGCTCTCTGCACCGGGCGGTGCGCCCGGGGTGTCGGTGGTGCGGTCGGTGCCGCCGGCGACCATCCGGGTGGCCATGCCCCCGGCGGCCGGGTCGGCGACGACGTCCGCGCTGAACACGCGGACGATGGAGGTCGCCTCCTCCATGCGCTGCTCGCCCTCGCCGGTCGGCTTCGACCAGGTCGCGAGGACGTCGTGGCTGATCCCGACGAGGGGCTCCAGGCCCGCCTCCTGCGCGGCCAAGGCGGCGTCGAGAGCCTCGGCGGCGTGCGTCGCCGAGGGCAGCAAATGCAAATCGCCGTACAGGCCGTCCGCCTCGGCGGTCACGTTGCGGTACGAGCCGACCAGCCCGGCAATCGTCGAGCTGCGCAGCTCGTCCTCGGTGCGGTGATGGTCGTAGGCCTTCGCTCCCTCGTAGAGCGAGGCGGCGGCCGCCAGCACCTGGTGCGGGTAGCGGCGGCGGTTCTTCGACTCGCCGGCGCGGATGATCCGGACCCGGAAGACGCGGCCGCCGGCGACGTCGACGCCCTTGGCCTCGATCACTCGGCCGGGCACCCGGTCGCGGTGCGTGCTCTCCACTGCTGGTTTCTCCGTCCTCGAGTCCGCCGCCGCGCCGGCGAACGGGACTGCCGTCCAGTCCGGTCCGCGCGTCCAGGTGAGCGCGTCGAACCGCACGGGCGTCGGTGGTACCGGCGCCGGCGGGGTTGCCCCGTCGGCGACGTAGGTCAGGGTCAGGTGCGGGGTGAAACCGCGGTCGCCGTCGACCGGCAGGCCGGCGGCCGCCAGTCGGGCGACCAGGTCGTGCCGCAGCTCGGCCAGGCCCGGCACGTCGACCGGAGCCCACACCGGCACACCGTCGTCCCCGGGCGGGAACTGCCCGTACCCGCCGACCTGCCCGGCCAGTGGCGGGTGCGCGGCCGCCACCTCGCCGGTGATGGCGGCGACCTGGTCGCGCTGGTCGTCGGTGAGGGTCTTGCCGAGGTAGGCGAGGGTGACGTGCAGCTCGGCGGCCGGGAGCCCGCCGGGCACCGCCAGGCCGGCGGCGACGTCATCGGCGACGTCGAGGCAGACCATGCACGAACCGCCCGGCACCGGCGGGGCCGCCTCGGTGACCCGGACGGCGGCGGTCACTCCCCGCTGCCGGAGCGGACGATCTTCTGCAGGTCGCCGACCAGCCCGGACCGCGGCTTCTCCCGGGCCTCCTCGACGGCCAAGGCCCGGCGGGCCCGGTCGACGTCGCCGTCCACCCACGCCATCACCTCGGCGGCGCTACCGTCGGGCACCGCCCCGGCCGGGTCCGGGTCGACCGGCGTCGGGGTCTGGGCGGCCGGCGTGCCGGTGTCGAGCTTGGTCATGGTCCGGTCGTGGCCGTTCACCAGACTCCGGCGAGCGACCTCGGCGGTACGCCCCACCGGGGTGCGCTGCCCGTCGTGGGTGGTCACCACGTAGCCGTCGCCGTCGCTGTCGCGGGCGACGTCGACGATCTCACGGGTCTTCATACCGAGTGCCCGGGCGGCCTGCTCACGGGTCAGGGACATGGGTTCCTCCAGGTGACGGTGCCCAGACGCACGCGACGCCCCGGCCCATCAAGGGCAGAGGCGTCGCGAGGTATGGGTGATAGGCGGTGCGCGGCCCGGCCCGCGCGGGGTGGCTACCGGGTGGGACGCATGATCCGGTCGGCGGCGGCGAAGAACTCGTCCTGCGCCGTGCCGGAGGCGTCGATGGTCGTGTGGTGCTGGTTGTAGTCGCTGCCCTCGGGACGGGCAGCGGGGTCGAACGCGGCGGCGGTGCTCTTCTCGTGGCTGGCGGACCAGTCCCGCTGCAGGTCGCCCAAGGCGACCAGGCGGCGACGGCGCTCCGGATCCATCTTCACAGCGGCTTCACCCCGTTCCAGGTCGATCCCATCAGGGTAGCCTTGCCGATCCACTCGTCCTGGCGGCCGGCGCCCGGCCACCGGCCGAGCCGGGCCACCTCGTAGGCAGTCGGGTAGTCGACGCTGCCCCACGCCGCCGTCCGGGCCCGTTCGAGCAGCTCGTCCGCCGCCGCGATCTGCTCGTCTCGCAGGCCGTCCGGGAAGTACAGCTCCCCGCGCTCCGCCCGCCCGACCATGTCCTCCAGCCGGCCCATGATCCGCTGCGCGTCGGTGGAGCTCTTCCAGTCGTACCCGGCGACCGCCCACGCGTACCCGCCCACGTCGATGTTGGCTTCCAACTCGATGTGGGTGATGCCCGCCTGCCGGTACCAGCGTTCCAGGTGCGCGTTGAACTCCCGGGCGAACCCGCCGCCCTGCACGTCCGGATCCAACTTCAGGTAGGCGTGCACGGCATACGGGCCGTCCGGGTGGTCAGCGACCGCCCGATACACCTCCCCGACCTTCCGGCCGGTGTCGTCGGTGATGTCCATCGACGCCAGGACGAGACGCTGCCCGTCGACGGTCTCCGGGTCGACGTAGTTCGTGGCCACCGTCAGGCCGGCGTACCGGCCGTCCGCGACCGACGCCCACTCCGCTTTCAGCCGGTCGCGCTCGCCCGACCTGCCGGTGTCGAGCAGATGCCGCGCCGGCGGCCGGGGCGTGAAAGGTGCCCCCGTGCCCGGCCGGGCCCGCCGTCGCGGCAGCTCCGCAGGCCCGTCCAGGCCCGGAGTCTTGCTCCACTGGCCCTTGCCGTCCCGAGGCTGGTTCGGGTCGAACGCCTCACCTACCGACGTCGTGCCGGTGCTACGCCAGCCCTCTTCCACCGCGGTGGCCACGTCGCCCGGAGAGGCATCCGGGGAGTCCAGGTCGGCCGTGTACGGCACGCCCATGTAGTCCTCCCACGCCTTGCGGGCGGCGATGCGGGCGGCCTCCTTGGACAGCACCCCGGACTGCACGAGCTTCTCCAAGCCCGTGCTCAAGTTCAGGAGGATCTTGGCGGTGAACTCCGCGTCGCTGGCCGAGATGGAGGGGCCGGTGACGGTGACGGACTGCGCGGCCGGAATCGCGAACTCCCGGCCGGTGCGCGGGTCGCGGGCGGTGACCATCTGCGGCAGCCGGCGCGCGGCCACCGCCTGGTCGACGACGAAGCGCAGCAGCTCAGTCTGGTAGCCGAGCCAGAGTTTCTGCACGCCGCCGACGCGGCGGCGGACCGGCTCGGCCATCGTCAGCGACGTGGCGCGGTTCGCACCGTCCGGCTCGGCCAGCCACGTCTTGGCCAGGCCCGCGCCGCCGGCGACGAGAGTCAGCACGGACTTGCCGGCGATGGAGTCCTCATCCGCCCCGGTCGGGGCGATCTTCGGCTCCCACGTCACGGACTTGTTGTGGACCTCGACCGACCCGGACGGCGGGACGTGCGTCCCACCCCGGGCCTTCACGAAGTCGTCGACGGCAGTCTGGTCGCCTTCGACCGTGACGTCCCAGACGAGATACCGGGCCAGGGCGGTCCGGTCGATCAGGTTGGAGATCACCTGGTCGTAGCTGCCCAGGTGGTCCAGGATCGGCGTCAGGAACGGGTCACCGCGCAGGTCGTCGAGCAGGGCCATCCAGGACCGCCACCACATGACCTTGCCCTCGCGCAGGCCGGTCAGGTCGTTAACCGCCACGACCGGCAGCGCCAGGCCGCCGCCGGCACCGCCGCCGAAGACGAGCTCCGCCGGCCAGAGCGGGTTCCCGCCGGCGAGCCGTACGTCGGTGATCTGGCTGACCGGGGTCGGGGAGATCCGGGTGACCCCGGACAGCGGACCGACCAGCAGCTGCAGGGCCGTCTCACCCATGAGCATGTGGTCGCGCAGCATCCGGTCCTGCAGCCCACCGAGCTGCACGCGCGGGTCGTTCCAGAACTGGTCGACCACCACGGCGACCTCGGGACTGTTCGCCTGGTAGGACACGCCGGCGTCGCCGACGCAGAACGCCGTGTACGTGTCGATGATCGCGCGGGCCATCGGGTTGGACCGGTACGACGCCACCGAGTGGATCCGGGCCCGCTCGGTGGTCCACCACGGCACCTCCCGGTGCCCACCCGTGCCGGCCGGCCGCCACCCGCGCTCCCCGTCGACCGGGTCGACGGAGAACGCCGCGCCGGCCGCTCCGGTCGCCATCACCTGCTGCGGCGTCGCCTCCGCCGCCCGCACCGGTGCGAGGGGCGGGAACAACCACGACCTCATGCCGAACCCGCCACACGCAGCGGAACGGCCTCACCGGTCTGCTCGCCGGCCTGGCGGGCCGCCTCGGCCTGCGCGTGAGCGTGCGTCACGTACGCCAGCCCGATCGCGACAAGCGAGCCGGTCAGCGTCGACCACCACCACGAGCCGGCCAGCGCCCCGACGGACACGATCAGTCCGAGCAGGCCGGCCACGCCCAGCAGGTTCGACACCAGCGTGGGGGCCTGCACGCTCGGGATGCTCACCGTGATCCGCATCGGGTCCTCCTCAGATGCCCAGGCGCCCGGTCGGGCGGTACATGTCGCCGGCCGGGTTCGGCGCGGTACGAGCGGCGGCCACCACGGTCTGCGGGGCGGCCAGGTCCTGATAGCGCAGCAGCGCGGCCAGCGCGAGGGACGCGGCGACCAGCGGGGAGATGTCCGCGCTGGCGATCTTCCGGGCCCACGCCCACAGGCCGTCGCCCAGCGGCCGGCTCGCCGCGCCGTCGACGGCGACGGCCAGCTCCGCCTGTTCCAGGTGCACCAGTTGGCCCTGGCGGACGATGTCGACGAAGTCCCCGCACGCGGCCCCGTACTGCGGGACGGTCGGGATCCACAGGTGACCGCGTTGCCAGTCCTCGCGGCGTTCCTTCATCCGGTGGATCCCGAGGCGGTCCATCGGCAGGACCAGCGTCGCGGCCGGTGACTTCTCGTCGAGCACCCACGCGACCGGCTTCAGCTTCGCGTGCCACTTCTCGATGCTCTCCCGGAGCCACTCGGTGCCCTCGCCGTGCTCCAGGACCACGATCCGGGGCAAGCCGAACGCGTCGAAGCCGCACGCGACGATCGCCGCGTGGTCGCGCTTCGGGGTGATGTCGATGCCGATGGCCATGACGTCCCCGCCGACGCTCTCGGCGTCGCCGAGCAGCTCCCACTCCTCCGGGGTGGGCACCAGTGGATCCCGGTCGACCTCGCCGTCCTCCCGGGCGATGTTCAGGTAGGCCCTGTCAAACTCCGAGAGGTCGGCGGCCATCGACTCCAGCTCGCCGAAGATCGCGTCGTCGGTGACCGTGTGCCGCCATTCCTTCGAGCAGCGGCACACCCCGCGCACCGGAGCCGGGCACAGCGCCGGCATGCACGTGCGCCACACGGCCGGGTCGGTCCGGTCCATGCCCGGCAACGCACACCAGTCCAGGTAGGCGATCTTGCTCTGCCGGCCCTGCTCGACGGCGGCCCGCCCGCGTTTGCGCATCGCGTTGAACGGCACCGACCGGCTGGTGCCCGCCGTCGACAGCCGCCACTTCTGCGCGTTCGGCCGGGTGATCATCGCCGGACCGGTGGACTGGTCCAGCCTGTAATCGATCTGCGCGAAGTACTCGTCGAGCAGCGCCAGGTCCAAGGTCTTGCCGTGGCCGGACTGCTCTTTGTTCGTCGTCAGGGTGTGCAGCGACCGGGTCTTCGTCCAGATGATGGCCTCACGGCCGTTGGCCTTGCGGACCCGGTACTTGCCCCGCAGCGACCGGGCCTCTTCCAAGATCGGGAGGTGCTCGTCCTCCCATTTCTCCCTGGCCGCGGTGCCGGTCTGCGCGCCGTAGAGGATCCGCTGCCTCGGCCACGCGTTGCCCCGGTGCACCGCGATCGACAACACCGTGGTGGTCTTCCCGGACTGGCGCGGCACCGTCAGGTCCACACCCCGGTACGCCAACAGACCGGTGTCGAGATCGATCTCCAGGCCGATGTCGGCGGTGTACCGCTGCCACGGCATGTACGGCGTACCGAGCGCCTTGGCGACCTTCGCGGCCTTGCCGCCCAGGGTCGGCCGGTCCCAGTTGCGGCGGGTGCCCCAGCGGGGAAGGCAGGTCAGCCCGTAGACCTCGCGGACCCGTTCGGCGTACTCACGATCAATCGGGGGTGCCGAGATCGTCAAGGTCGTCTTCCTCGTCGTCCGGATCCGCCACCGCGCGCCGCCCGGTCAGGATCTGCTCGACGGCCGAGCGCAGTTCCCGGGTCAGCTTCGGTAGCTCCTTGATGCCCTCTCCGCTGAGCCGGTCGATCTCGGCGGCCAGCCGGACCGCCGTCTTCGTCAGCGTCTCCTCGAGCGGGCCCAGCTCGCCGAGCTGGTCGACGTCGGCGCGGACCGTCTTCTCCAGCTGGCCCGCCTCACCGCCGCAGCTCGGACAGACCGGCGCTTCCACCTGGCCCTCGCCGACCAGCACGGCGGCCTGGTCGCCGAGCAGCTCCAGCGGCGTCACCTCAAGCGCGCCGGCGAGCGCGAGCAACTCTTCCAACGTCAGGCCCCGGCGGCCACGTTCCAAGAAGCCGACCACGTTCGCGGTGAACGACTCCGGCGCCCCGTACTGCCGTGCCCGCTCGGCCAGCTCGTCCCGGCCCATGCCGGACCGATCCCGCAGATCCCGGATCCGGTCGCGTATCACCGCGTTGATCGACGCACCGATCACAAGCGTCTGATCCTGTGTCACCTTGACCATTTCCGCAGGTCACGCCCTTCCGGGGAGAGAAAAAGGGGGCTGCCGGCCCTGGGACCTCCCGCGTGTCCCCCCACGGACTTCACCCCGGGGGGCGGGTGGTCAGTTCCAGTCGCGCACCATCCGCGGCCGCCGCGCCGCCCGGTCGCCCTTGCGCTGGTTGCAGCACTGGCCACACGTCGGGCACCGACACGACGAACCATGCGCCGCCTTGTGGAAGCGGCGGTCGTCCGGGTCCAGGCCCAGACGCAGCAGCACCTTGCGAGGTGGGTCGTGGTCCAGCTCGTACGCACCACCATGGCCACACAACCAGCACGTGGTGGTGGCTGCCTGCAGGTCGGCCTTGGCCCTGCGATGACGTCGACCCTTACGCCCTGCTGATCGGGCAACCATGCATGCCCCCTGGACGTACCGAGGGCCCCGCACATGGTGTGCGAGGCCCTCGACCCGGAGCCGATCCCGGACCCTGGCAGGTGTAGATCGTGATGCAGGCAGACTCCTGCACCGCGATCATGCCCCAGAATCGGACATCTCTGCAAACCCGGACGCGGTGGTCTGTCCGATCGGAGGATCTGGCAACCAGGCCCCGTGCCCGGCCCGCCCGGACCGGACCCGTTCACCGAGCACGGCCCTGCTCTCCGCCTGCTGGGTGATGTGGTCGGCGAGCGCGCCGATGCTGTCGTCCGCGTCGTCCCAGACGGACTCGCACCCCGTGCAGTACGCCGCCCTGCGGGCCAGGTTGACCCGCAGCGTTCCGTACCGGTTGCAGGTCAGCACCGGGCACGACGCCCTGGGCGCGTACGGCGCGGTGATCCATCCGACGGTGGCCTGTGCCTGGACGTGCCACGACCGCATGTCCCGGGCCAGCTCCAGGGCCTGGTCATCGTCGACGATCCGGGGCTCACCGGCGGCGCCAGCCAACTGACGGACGTTGCCCTGCACCGTGTCCCGCTGCGGCAGGACCAGGTCCCAGGTCCACCGACACACCCAGAGCGTGATGGCCGTGTGCCGGGCCAGGGCCTCCCACTGGCCAGGCGGCCGGGACTGCGGCACCGGCCGAGCGCCGGGGACGTCGTCGCTCGACGTCAGGCCGAGCACGGCGACCTCGGCCAGCTGCACGAGCAGACCGTCGTAGTCCTCGTCATGGACGCCGACCAGTTTGGTCCGGCCGTTGCGCCGCTTCTTGTAGATGGGCGTCGGGATGCGGTACGAGTCGGCCAGCTCGTGGGCGTAGCGGCGGATCTCTCCCACGACCCGGTCGCGCAGCGCGCTGTTCACCGAGGCACCTCGTCAGCGTTTGGGGCCGGCGTGGCCAGGGTGTACGGGGACTCGGCGATCGACACCAGCGCGGCGGTCCGTGCAACGACGGTCAGCGGGTCAGGGGTCAAGGGGTTCCTCCTGCGTGCGTATAGGGGCGGCCGGGACAGCGCCGGCCGGCCAGATGTAGGGCGGGGCAGCTGCCGGAAGCACGGGAGCGCGGGACCGCCGGTGGTAGATGTCCGGAGCGGTGGCGGGCCGGGCCGGCTGGGAGGGGAGAGGGGCCGATCAGGGGGATGCGGCGGGTGCCCGCCCCGACCCGCCCCGGCACCCTTCCCGGACCACCGATGGCTCTGTTCTGGCTGGTGATCGCCGTGCTGCGGGTACACGTGTCCCGTCGGCTCGCCGGCCGGACCACCGATGGCGACGTCTGGTGGACCAGCGGTGCGATCAGACGTCGAATCAGCGTCCGAGCGCTGATTCGTCGCTGGTTCGTCGCTGTTCTGGCGGTGATCGGTGGGGTCCTGGAGCAGCAGCCCTCGGGCAGCCCAGGCGGCCCGCTCGTTCGAGGTAGGGGTGGGCAGCAGCATCATGTCCGCCTCGTACGGCGTGCGGTGGCCCTTGCGTTCGTTGCAGCGGCCGCAGGTGGTGACGAGGTTCGCGCCGTCGGGTCCGGCCGGCTGGTCCGGGTCGACGTGGTCGTACGCCAGGACCTTGCGTCGGTCCCGGGCCCGGCCCGCCTTCGGAGACAGTGGCCCGGATCGGCAGTAGCGGCAGCAGCCGCCGTCGCGTTCGTACACCGATGCCTTGAGCCGAGCGTCCTTCAGGTCGGCCCGCTGCGCCCGATTGCGCAGGTACTCCGCCTTGCTCGGGTTGCGGCGCAGGAACGCGTGGATCCGGAAGGCGTATCCCTCGATCCACGGGGCGTCGCCGAGGCAGGAGCACTCGTCACCCGGTCGATGCAGCCGGGGCGGCTGGTCGAGCACCGACGTGCACAGCAGCTCCAGCAGTTGCCGGCGGCCGCGGCAGTACCGCAGGGCGGTCTGCTCGGTGAGATACCCGTCGGTGAGCAGGTGTGACGCTTTCGCCTTGAGGCGGGCGTACGCGGCCTGCAGCGCGTCGACGCGGTCGGCACTACCGCCGGAGAGGACCTCCCAGATTGGGTCGTCGGCGAAGGAATCAGTTTCCAGCCAGTAGGGCAT